TTTGCCCTGGCCCCGGTGCCGCGCGTAGCGTTCCTTGCTGACCGGATCGGGCGAACCTTCGGATCCCGCGACAGGATCCGAAGGTTCGCAAATGGCGGGGACAGGAGCCCAACCCGTTTGGGTGGTACATCCCGCACGATCAGAAAAGCCCGCACCGCAACGGACCAACGGTGCGCAAATCAACTTTGTTGACGCCCCCCCGCACGGACGCGACCTATCCCTCTACAGGAGGTCGCCCAGATGTTGCTCGAACAGTTCCTCGACACGGTCTACGTTCCCCTGAAACTCCGCGGACGGTCCCCTGAATCCGTCCGCCTGCTTCGGCACGCGATCCGGTTTTTCAGTCTCCACCTGGGCCGGCCAGCCACGCTCGATGACTTCGACGACCTGGTCGTCTCCCAGTACCTCGCGGCCCGGTCGGTCAAGCTGGCGGCGAACTCCGTCGCCCGGGAGCGGTCGGGCCTGCTCGCCCTCTGGAACCTCGCCCAGGCCCGCGGGCTTGTGCGGCTGCGGCCCCTCGTCTCGCCGGAGCTGATCCCTGAGAAGACACCCAGGGCCTTCACGGCCGACGAACTGGGCCGCCTCTGGACGGCCTGCGGCCAGGCCCGCGGGTACGTTGGGCCCGTCCGGGCCGGGATCTGGTTCCAGGCCTTGTGCGGCGTGCTGTTCTATTCGGGCGAGCGGATCACGGCGATCACCCGCCTGGAGAAGACGGCCTGGTCGCGGCCCTGGCTGGTCGTGCCGGCCGAGGCCCGAAAGGGGCGGCGGAAAGGGGCGACCTGCCAGCTTCCGGACGACGTCGGCGACCTTCTGGACCAGGTGTCCCGGCACGACGAGGCCGCCTTGTTCTTCTGGCCGGCGTCCGACACGGCGCTCCGGGAACGGTGGAAGGTGATCACCCGCCGGGCCGGGCTGGGCGACGGGCCAGAGGTCCAGTTCCACGCCTTGCGGCGGTCGTTCGCCTCGCACCTGGAGGCGGCCGGCGGATCGGCTCGCGACGCCCTTGGGCACTCGTCCGAGAAGGTGACGCGCCGCTACCTCGATCCCAGGATCACGCAAGCCGGCCAGCCGGCCCCGTGGCAGCTGCTGCCGAAGATCTGGACGAACGACCCCAAGCCGACCGACGTCATTCGGATCGCGTAGGAGCCCGGCAGCCGTCCTCCCGCAGCGTCCCGCGGTTCAACTCGGGCCAGACCGCCTCGGAGTGGATCGCGGCCAGCAGGCCCCAGGCCGCGTGCCCCAGGTGTTCCTCGGACCGGTCGCCGGCCAGGTAGCGGTAGACGTGCCGGAGGGCGTGATTCAGCAGGTCGCCGACCGGCATCCCGGCCTCCCAGTTGTAGTCGCCGTATTTCGCCGCGCCCTCCGCGCAGGCCTTCGCGACCGCCTCTAGGCCGATCGGAGAGATCAGGTCGTAGCGGGTCGCCTCCGCGTCGCTCGACCTGACGGCCCCCGTCGAGAACCGGACCGTCCCGCCCTGCTGTTCCTTCATCCGTTGCTCCTTCAACTCGTGGACCATAGCCAGAGCGTAGGAGGCTAACGTCCCGCCGCAGCCAGTCCAGCAGTTCGCCGGGCCCAGCCGGCGGGCCCGCCGCTCGGCCTCGACCAGGTCGTCGTCAGTCAGGATCCGCGTCACGACGACCGCACGGTCCCGTCGGCCGTGATCCGCAGATTCTCGACGTCGAAGTCGCCGCCATCGTGGACGGTGGCGATCGCGAATCCCCAGTTCCAGGAGTTGATCCGGGCGTACTCCGGCGTCAGGTCGCACAGGCACCCCGTGGACCAGTTGAAGGTCTCGCGATGGTACAGGTCCGCTTCCGCGTGGCCGCTCGTGCGGTGGTGGTGGCCAACGAGGCCGGTGTGTTTCATCCGCATATAGGCCCCGCGGGCCGGGTTGACCGGCGACGACATCCCCTTCGGCAGCTCGTGGCCGTGCAGAATCGGGAGCCGGCCGGCCATGATCGGCCGTTGATCCTCGACCAGGTCGATGCCGTGCTGATCGAGGTCCAGCCAGGCCTGGAGCGACATTCGCCGCTCCTTCGACAGCTCGGGCGCATGTTGCCAGATGTAGTGCTGCCAGCGCTCCTCGTGGTTCCCGGCCTTGTAGACGATCGGGATTCCTGGGAACGTCGTCCGGATCCAGCCGACGAAGTCGCGGACGGCCTCCAGTTCGCCGGAAAAGTCGCGTTGTTTCGGGTCCTTCGTGTAGCGGCTGATCGAGTAGAAGTCGGCGATGTCGCCGTTCAGGACCAGGGCGTCGATGCCGACCTCGACCAGATGGGCGACGGCGGCGCGGACCGCGACGTCGGAATGGTAGGGGACGTGAACATCGGACAGGATCCCGATCCGCCCGGTCACTTCGAGCGTGTAGGGCGTCCATGGCCTGGCGATTGAAGGCGGGAGCGTATAGTCCCTGCCAGCCTGCCGCGGCTCGCGGGCGGCCGCCGGTTTGCAGAGCTTACGATCCTGGGTCCCGTTGACCCCGAACTGGCGGCAGATCCGCTTCCTGGCCTGCTCGATCGTCAAGGCTCCGTTGGACTCCTTGACCAGCATCCTGGCCAGGCCGCGGGCCGGGTGGTCGGGATGCTGGCGGACGAGCCGGCGCGCCATCTCTGTGATCTGATCGACTGCCATCTGTCCTCCGTGACTTGTGGCCGGTCAGCCTGTCAGTCCTACACGACGGCCCCACTCGTTCAAGGCGGCGCGGCGGCCATTGCACCCACAGGGCCGGCCTATCGCCTTCGTCACCCGCTCCTCGGTGATCCCGATAGCCGACAGCCCGGCGGCCACCATGTCGCCCAGGCCCGGCCGGGGCGTGCTGTCACTAAATCGCCGCCGCAGCAGCTCCAGCAGCTCGTCCTTCGCGGCGGCCTCCGGGACGTTCGCCCGGTACATCTTGTCGAGGTGGAGGAAGTGGCGACCCAGGACCTTCGCGTTCGCGTCGAGCGCGGGCTGGCACAGGTCGGCCGGGAGCCAGTCGGGGCAGCCGCCGTCGCGGATAAACCGCTGAGGGACCAGGCCGGTCTCCGGCTCGCCCTGGTCTCGCTTGATGACCAGCGACGGCCAGGGCCGCCCAGGCGATCCCTCGGCCGCCAGTAGCTTGCCAGGGTAGTCGTCGACGCTCCAGGGCCGGACGGGAATCATGTCCTCTTCGAGGAACATTCGGACAGGCCCGCCGCCGTACTGGTCGGCGGCGCGGAGGCCCACGATCGGCGTCACCTGGTCGACGCGCCGCGTCGGGCACGGGCAGGCCGGGGCGGCCCCGCTGTAGAGGATCGTCGCGGTGTGCGGCGTCGTCAAGGTGGCCCGGACGGCCAGGCACCAGACCTCCGCGATCTCGGGCCGGCGGCTGGTGGCCGTCACGATGTTCATGCAATCGTTGCCGCCGCGTTTGTGACGCACGGAATCCCGAACTGATCGCCGAAGCACGTCAGGGTGACCGCCCCAGGCTCCGGGCAGTAGCCGCCGCCGGCCTCCGGCGTGTCCGAGAACGGAACGAGGGCCTCCCAGGCCTCGCCGGTGAACTGGTTCGTCTCGACGCAGACAGCACAGATCCCGATCCCGACCTGCCAGCCGCATGGCGTACATGCGATCTGGGTTCCAACGTACATGTAGGAGCCGTCTGGGAGTGTTGCGTCTGGCAAACCAAATCCACCCGATACCCCAGGGATAGCTACGGCCTTCGTGACCGTCATCCCGCACCACTCGACCGTAACGGTGAGTGTCCCACACTCTCCCGCGCAGCACTTACACGGACGGTCATCCAGCTCGTCAGAGCCGAGATAAATGACCCCATTCTTCAGGGCGACCTTTCCGTCGCGTAGCCGGACCTTGGTCATGTGGTAGGCGGTTCCGGGCAGGCGTCGGTGTCCAGCCAGGTCAGGCACCCGTTTTGATGGGCGAGAATCTGCGTTGCGCTGCTGTTGTAGTTGCCGATCGTCGTCAGGTCCTGGCCGCCGATCGCCGGACAGGCGCAAGAGGCGTCAGTTGGGCAGCTCGCGGCCGAGACCATGTACCAGCAGCCGTTCGCCGCCTCGGCAATCCACACGAGAACATTGTTTCCGACGTTGAAGGCCAGGTTGTAGGCGAGTTGCGTCTCCTCGCCGTCCCCCTCGGTCTCGCAATCGCCCTCATAGACGAGCTGGACCTCCTGGGTCGTGCCTTTGGACCAGGCGGCCGTCGTCTTCGCGACACGCAGCTCGCCGCCGCCTTCGTCAAAGGCCGTTCGCAGCTTCGGGGAGTGAACGTCACGGCGGCTGGCATTGTGCCCGTTGATCACCCTCGCGAGCCTGCCGATCGACTCGCGCGTGATCAGGACGCCCTTGTCGGACTTGTCATAGCGGCGCGGCATCAGGCCCCTCCGGCGGCGGCGGGCGTGAACACTTCGCCGAACGCTGCTCCAAAGTCGGCCTGCTCGTAGATCTCGAACACCAGCTCGCACGGAGGCTGGCCCGCCGCGACCGCGTTGCCAGCACAGTCAAGCCCGACCGGCTGGCGGACCAGTTTCCCGTCCTGGCCCTTGATCTGGGCCCGGAGACTTCCGTAGGGCTCCGGGTCGCCGTTGGCGTCGACGAGCTGGGCGAACCCGATGTCCCACGGCTTTAGCGTCCACTCGTCCGCCTTGTAGGCGAACTCCCAGGTCACCTCCCAATAAATCACCGTCGCGCCGTTTCGGTTTTCAATGCAGAGCTTCTTCGAGCAGCCTTGGCACTTCCACGTTTTTGCCGCCCCTCCGTTCCAGGCTGCGTTATTTATTGCGTTTGTATAACTGCGGGCCGCGCCCATCCAGTCGGCGTGATTCAAGAAGAACTGAGTCAGGGTCAGCTTTTCCTCGGCTTGCTCCGCCTCCAGATCCTCCAGCGGATCGCCGGCGGAGTTGGTCATCGTGTCGCCGTTTTTGTCCTTGTAGATCGGCCGCGTCACGACGCTCGACGTTCCGCCCCAGACCGGCGGCCGAAAGTCGAGGCCGCCGGGAGTCCCTTCTGGCGGCTCTTGGTCCTGCGGGTCCTCTTTTCGGTACTCAAACGAACACAGGTACAGAAGGCCCGAATCGTCGGCGGGCTTCGTCGTGTAGGAGTCGAGAAAAACGCTGCCGTCGTCGGGGTGTGCGTCACCGAACGAGCAGCCAGTCGAGTTTGTGATGGCGGATAGAGAAGTAGACGGCGAACTAACGCGGACCAAAAACTCCCTGGTATACGTTGCGCCGTCGGTCCGATTGGCCGCGACCTGCCGCCCGCGTGGTACTTCTTTGCTCCAGACGACCGCCATCTCTCAGCCTCCCGCCGCTGGGGCCAGGTCCACGGCTTCGAGGTCGAAGCCGCCCATGTCTTCCGTGTTCGCCGCGATCCGCTCCAGGACCCCCAGCTGCCGCTCCTGGACGTCGTTACCAGTGTCGCCCCGCATGATCCGGAACATCTCGCGAATCCCCTCGGCGCTGCTCGACTCGATCCCCTTCACGGCCTCCTTGATCGGCGCGACGTCGACGGTGGTCGTCTGCTTGATCGCGACCTCCTGTTTCGCGGCGACGTCAACCTGGCTGGCGGCGGCCTGGGCGGACGCGATCGCGTCGTCGAGCGACCGCGTTAGCGGGCCGGCGATCGCTTCGCCGGCCTCGGCCCCGCCCTCCGCGAACACGGCGGAGAAGTTCTCGCCGGCCGCGTTGAAGTTTGCGGCGATGTCGGCGCTCAGTTGCTGATTGAACCCAGACAAGGCCGAGAGGGCCGTATCAAGCCCCTCGGTGTCAAACCCGAGAGCATCGGCCGCGCCGCGGACCGCCGTTAGAATCGCCTGACCAATCGACGAGAACACGCCCACCAGCGTCAGGAACGCCCCGGAGAGCAGGCGGCCAACGCCGGCGAACAGCGAGCCCACGCGACCGGCGATGTCCCAGACGGCCGCCCACTGGCCGCCCACGTTCGACAGGTACTCGAACACGCCGGAGAAGTTTTGGATCACGACGTCGCCGATCTCCGCCAGAAACCTGGCCCCCTGGAGGATCCCGTCGCCGATAGCCTGGCCGATATTGGCCCCGCCCACGCTGCCGATAAGGTCGGAGAACGCTGTCGTCACACTTTCGATCGCCGGAGCCAGGTATGCGACGACCTGCTGGATCACGCCCTGGATCGCCGACTGGGCCCGCGTGAACGAATCGTTCATCGCCTCGACGTTCTGGCCCTGGGTGTTCGTGAGCGCAAGGCCGAACCGCTCGGCCTCGGCCCGCGCCGCGGCGATAGCGCCGGCCCCTTGGCTGAACAGCGGCAGCAGGTCGGCCCCGGCGCGGCCGAAAATCGCCACCGCGGCGGCGGCGCGCTCGGCCTCGGTCGGGAGGTTGGCGATCGCCTCCGCGATCTGGTCGAACCGCTCGGCGGCCGACAGGCCGTTCAGGTTTTCCACCGATAGGCCGATGGCCTGGAACGCCGCGGTCGCCGTCTTGGACCCGCCGGCCGCCTTGATGAACGCGACGTCGGCCCTAGTGGCCGCGGCCGCGATCTGGTCCATCGACACGCCAGCCAGGTTGCCGGCGAGTGACAGCCCGGCCATCTCGGCGTATGTCATTCCAAGCCGCGCCGCGACCTTTGAGGTCGAGTCGATCACCTCGGCCTCGGCCTGGCCATACGCGAGCATTGACCGAGAAGCGTTTGTCGCCCCGGCGACGACCGACCCGAACAGCTGGGCCCCCTGGATCGCGACCAGCGACCGCATACTGCCGCTCAGACCGGCGACGTCCGTCCGTAGCCGCTTCATGGACGACGCGGCCGCGTTGACTCCCGACGTCAGGCCGGAGGTCGACGCGGTGAAAACCGCCCGTACCTTCCCGATCGTACTGGCCATTAGTTCGCGTCCTTGCGCTTCTTGGGGGGGATCTTCAGTTTTGCCAGCTCGCGCGCCATCTCTTCGGGCGTCTGCGTCGGCCGGCTCGGGTCATAGGTCGGCAGGAACATCTCCGCGAACTCTTCGGGAACCTTCGCCCCCAGGGCCGTCGCCAGGAGCGTCGTCATCTTCGCCGTCCGTCTCCAGTCGTCGCCGAACGGTTCCAGCCGGTAGGCCGCGCACCAGCGCCGGATCTGCCGCACCGAAAGCCGGGCCGCGAGGGCCGGAACGTCGTCGAGTCCTAGATGGGCGGCGAGCCGGTAGACGAACAGCGTCCACGGCTCGCCTTTTATTTTCCCTCCTCCTCCTTCACCGCTTGCTCGTCATTGCGGAGGACGGTGTCCCAGCACTTGACGTAGATCCACATCAGCGTTCGCGGGTTCGACGCGAGCAGCTCGCCGACGTCCGCGTCCTGGTACTTCCGGTTCCCGTCCTCGTCGGCCAGGCATACCGCGACCGTCTTCGCGATCAGTTCCGCAGGCGGCTCCTTGCCGTCGAGGTGCCGGTGGGCGACCGCCAGGTCGTGCCACTCGCCGAACGACGGCCAGCGGAGGCGGATCGGCTTCTTCGACCGGGGCGGCGTGACCTCGATCGGCTCGTCCGCGAGGCCGAGAAGGTCGTCGAGCTTCTTCATGTCAGGCTCCTGTCAGCTGGAACTCCGCGGACCCGCGGAGAAGGTCGCCGACGCTCCCCTCGACCTCATAACGGAGAAGGATCGCCTCGCCGGCCAGCCCGCCTCCCGGCGTGCTGACCGAAAGCGCTCCTTTTTGCCCGATCTGAAGAGTGGTAAACGGCGGCATTCCGATTAGCCTGACGGATGCCGCGCCTGGTTCAACAGCGACAGCGTCGATTTCCCGCACCAGCCGCGAGTTGCCGCCGACGCCATAGATCGGAGAGTCGAATCCGCTGACGTCGGCTGTAACGGCAGACCCGCCGGAAACAGTCACGTTGACAAGCTGGCCGATATTCACGCCAGCGAAACTGACCGTCGAGGCGTGGGCGAATGTTGCCACGGGGGCCCCTTAGTTGCTCGGGGCCTACTCTTCTTCTGGGATCGAGACGTAGGTCGCCGTCCCCTTCACCAGCTCGCCCACCGCGTACTCGATCTCGACCTGGGTGCAGCGGCACAGGACCCCGTCGATCGTGACCTCGTCGCCTGCCGTCGGTCCGGCAGGCCCGAAGAACGAGGCCGTGACGGTCGTCGTGATTCCGCCTACAGCGCCGGCCCCCGAGTCAGGCAAACCGTCGACGTAGACACGATTGGAGCCGACCGCCAGATCCAGCGTCGAGGCGTCGAGGCGATTCGAACCGCTGGTCGGATCTTGGCCCTGTCGCGAGATCTTGACGTTTGTCAAGCCGGCCGGCAGGCCTGCGAATGACGCGCCTTGCGCTGGCGTTGCCATGATTACTCCTCGGGCGGGGCCTTGTAGACGTAGGTGGCGGTTCCCTTGATCATGTCACCGACCGCCCATTCGGTCTCAACCTGGGTGCAAACCCAGCCGGTCGATCCGGGGGCCGAGGGCTCCGGGGCCTCGCCGAAGAAGCTACAGGTGACCGTCTGCGTCACTCCGTCTTCGGCACCGGCCCCGACGTCGACCAGCGGCGCGTCCTGGTAGACACGAGCCGAATCAGATAGCGTCGTCACGTCCACCTTGTTCGAGCTGCTGGAAGGGTCCGCGGCAGAGGACGAGACCTTTACGTTCGTGCATCCGGCCGGCAGAGTCGGCCCGACGGATGGCATAGTAGAAAGTTCGGCCATAGGAAAACCCTGCAGTGTGTGGGGTCGATTTTAGGCGTCATTCCCCTGGGAGAATCTCGTATCGAATCTCGACCGTCAGCTCGACGACGTAGGTCGGGAGGTCGCGGCCGTCGAGGAACACCGGGTCGCCGTCGCGCTGGTCGGCCACAAGGCAGGAGGTGATCACGACGCCCTCGGCCTCGCCGGCGAACCCGTGGATCGCGGCGACGACCTGGTCGGAGGTCTCCCAGACCTGGACGTAGTCGTCCCGGTAGATCTCGACCGTCACGGACGCCAGCGGCTGGATGCTGGACCCGCCGGCCGGGTCGCCCAGGGCGTCGGTCAAAACGAACTCCCGCAGGGTCCCCGTCCGCGAATAGACGACGTAGGGCGGGACGGCCCCCTCGGGGACGCCCAGCGGGTAGGCGTTGCAGCCGGTGGCCTCCTCGATCGCGGAGCGGAGCCAGACCTGGGGGGCAGACATGGGCGACTCCTATAGGCCGGCGGCGCGGCCGCGGGCAGACATGCCGGGATTCTTTCCGCTGGCCAGTTCGGCCGCGGCCCGCTCCAGGCCGACCCGCAACTCTTCAGCCAGCCGGGCGGCAACCTGGCCTTTGATGGACGCGAACGTCCGCTCCATCATCTTTAGCCCTCGCATCCGCGTTGTTCCGAACTCGTGCCAGATCGCCTTCCGGCTTTCCATGCCGTACTTGTAGCCCAGGCCGGCGACGGCGGCCCCGTCCTTGTTGCGACCGATCCACTTAGCCTTCGTCGTCACCGACTTCCGCAGCGCGCCGCTCGACCGCGGCTTCTCGCCCTTCTTTCGGCGGCCTCGCCGCACGTTCAGCGGCGGCGTGTTCGCCCGCAACTTCTGAACACCGCCCGACGATTTGATCGCCCGCCGCATCCCGGCCAGCATGTGCTTTTTGCCAAGATACGACGGAAGGTCCTGGTAAGACTTCGCGAGCGACGCGATGTCCCGGCTGAGGCTATTCCAGTCGAGCGAGATCACGAGGCCTGTTCCTCCACGGTCAGCTCCAGATCCTCACGGCTCCCCTGCTCGACGACGGCCGAGATGTAGAGGAGCCGGTCGTTCCGCGAGATCCACCGCAGCCGCTGCTCGCCGGTGATGTCGTCGCGGTAGCGGGTGTAGACGGTGGCCTGGATCCCGCCGCCGATCTGGCCTCGGCGTGCCTGCTCGGAGTAGGTGATCGCCTCGTAGGAGCCGTAGATCCGGCAGACCTCGGACCAGGTCTCGACCGTGCCGCCAGCGGCGTTGCGGGTCCGCGTCGGAGCCTCGACGGCGAACACCTCGCGGTAGGCTCCAGCGGCGCGGCGCATCAGTAGCCCCCGTTCCACGAGCTGGCGGCCAGCAGCGTCTCGAAGCCCTGGGGTAGTTCGGTCGAGGAGCCGTCGGCCAGGATGCCGCGGTTCTCGAACTGATGGAGGACGTACATCAGAAGCGCCGACTTGATCGTCGGCTCGATCTCCGTCCCCGGCAGGACGCCGGCCCAGTAGGTCGCGATCACTTTCCCGAAGGGCTGGGCGTCGAACGTGACGGTCGCCGGCCTGGCGTCCGCGTCCAGCTCGTACTCCGAGGGATCGACCAGGTCACCGTCTACGTTGACGTACAGGGGATAGTCGTCATCGTTCAGGTAGGGCGGGTTCGGCAGGTCGAGGACCGCCGGGGCCGTCTGCCAGGTGGCCCGGTAGCGGGTCGCCACGAGCGTGGCGGCCAGCCGCTTCTCGATCAGCCGGCGGCCGGTGGCGATCGCCCGCAGGAGGAACCCGTCGAACTCCGTCTGGTCGTCCATCAGGCCGACCTGCTGGCGGGCCTCCCGCAGGCTGACCGGCTCGACGACCGGCTGTTCAATGATCACGATCGTGTCGGGACGCATTTATCGGGTCTCCACGGTGGACCGGGCCTCGACGGCCCGCTCGGCCCCGCCGGCCGGCAGGAACGTCCGCTGGGCCTCCTGGGCGGCGACGCCCTCGGCCACCAGCGTGGCGGCCAGCTGCGGCGTCGCCCGGATCACCTCGCCGGCCCTGTAGCCGCGGTAGGCCTTCAGGAGTCGCAGGGCCTCCAGGTGCGATGGTCTCTCAATCACGCGGGAATCGGCAGGCCTCATGTCAGCGAGCCCTCCCCGATCAAGACGATGTCATAGGTGGCGGCCGTGGTCGTGCTGGCGTTGTTGACGATCACCCACTGGGGAGAACTTCCGACCGCCCAGCCCGCCGCGCTCGCGTTGGTGGCCAGGTAGATCCCGCCGGCCGGGATTTCCAGGAGCGAACCAGACGGGGTTTTGACGGGCCCGGCCTCCCAGTCCTCCGGCGGGCCGCCGCCGGTGAGGTTCAGCACCGCCGCCCCGGTGTTCCGGATATAGATCGCTTTCACGGCCGACAGGACGACCGTCCCGCGGTCGTCCGCCAGGTCGGCGAGGTCGAGCGTCTCGGTGCCGCTGGCCGCGATCGTGCGAGAGTCGCTCCAGACGAGCTGGGCCTGGCTGATCCCGGTTCCGGTGGTGAAGGCGACCGCCCGCGAGATCGTGGTCGACCTGGCGGTCGTCGACAGGTCTGAGGAGCTAGTCTCGGCCGCGACAATCTGCAGAAGGATTTGAGCGTTCAACTCCAATTCCGTTTCCTCCTAGTTTGCTTCAGGCTATCGACTGACATTTCGGCTGCGAGCGCCAAGGCCGCCAGCCACAAGCATCTCGCGGCCCTATGTGCTGACGGCCGGAGCCGGCATCCCTGCCAGCCCCGGCCGCCATCGTGACGGGGTCTCGCGCTGAATCAACTCAGTCGATGACCAGCTTCGAGACGAACTGCGGGGCGTGGTTGGCGATGCCGATCCGCTGCTTTCCGACGAAGAGGACCTGGTCGTTCACCGCCCGCAGCTCGCGGAGGGCGTCGATCCGGAGGCCCGATGCCTTCACCGCGACCGCGGTCGCCATCGAGAAGTCACCGTAGAGGGCGAGCGTCCCGGACGGCAGGGCGTTGGTCGTGTAGACCGGGCGGCCGAAGACGGTCGGCTGCATCGCGTCGGACAGCATGACGGAGCCGGTGCCGGCGTGGGCCGCCAGCAGGGCACCGAAGCCGGCCGGGCTGACAACCCAGGCGGTGTTCATCGCGAGGGGATCGACCTGGCCCACCATCGCGGCCAGCTCGGCCGCCGTGGTGTCGCCGGCCGCGGCCACCGGGACGCTATTCGTCACGGTGCCCACAAGGCCGGTGATGTCCGCGGTCTCGTCGCCCTGCAGCCAGGCCGTGTCGATCCGGGTCGCGAAGCCGTTGCCCATGGCACCGGCGATCACGGACGCGAGGTCGAGCGGGCTGTCCTCGATCAGGTCGTTCGACACCGCGAGGAGCGACCGGATCCCGAAGACGTCAACGTCGACGCCGGCGGTGTCGATGTCCGTCAGGCTCCCCTCGGCCGCCTCCGTGTAGAACGCGGCGGTCGCGTCGGAAACCTTCGGCAGCGTGATCCGCTTCGCCACGGTGTTCACCACCAGGGCGACGCGGGCACCGACCGACTGCCGGGCCAGGACGTTGATTACGGAGCCGTACAGCTCGGCGGGGGCGGTCAGTTCCGAACCGGCCTCGTCGTAGGTCGGGCTCGTCTCGCCCCAGGCCCGCTTCTCGCCGCGGGCGATCGCCCGCAGGTACTCGCCCGCGACGCGGGCCTCGTCGGCCGACTCGAAGTTCTTCGGAGCCGGGCCGCGGACGTGGATGGCCGGAGCCTTCCGGGCCGGGGCCTTCGCGTCGCTGTCGCTCGTGCGGATCGACCGCAGGGCCTCCAGGCGGGCGTCCAGCTCGCGCTCGGCCTTCGCCTCGATCGCGACCCGGTCGGCCTTCTCGCTCAGTTCCTTCATGCGCGCCTCGACGCGGGCCGCGTCGGTCTCGTCGCTGGGCTCGTAGGAGCGGAGGGTCTCGATCTCGGCCGTGACGGCGACCGACTCATCCTGAAGGCGTGCGAGCTTGGCGCTGGGCATGGTGCGTGTTCCTGTGTGCGAGGATCGAAACTGCCACCACCCTACGGACAGCCAGCCGCGGAGAATCTGCGCGGGCGTCCTAACGTAGGACGAAACTCAGCGCGCCCGCTCGGCCTGGCATCGCTTGCAGTCGCACCGGCAGGCCTGCTCGACGCGGCCGTCGGGCTTCCACACTCCGCGGACGCAGGTCGCGCCGCAGTCGCAGGCCGTCGGAGCCGGAGGCGTCGGGGTCGGCGGCGCTCGATCCTGGAGCAGCGTCGCGCGGGCGACCTGAACAGCGGCGTAGGCCCGCGGCCGTTCGAGGTCGATCGCGGCTGGGTCGGCCGAGAGCCAGACGAGCCAGGAGACGAACCACTGCCAGAGCGACATCAGAGCCCCCTTCCGTGATTTACTACGGGGTAGCCGTCCTCGCCGATCGACGGGGCCTGTACCAGGCGGTGGGCCGGCTCGGCCGCCGGTGGCGGCGGGTCGGCGAAGGCCGCGAGCCAGAGGAACTGCTTCGCGGCGCGGACGATCCACCGGACGACGGGGCGGTCGGGGGTCGGCTGCGGCGACGCGCCGCCGGCGAACCAGTAGCCGACGGCCAGGGCGAGGACGACGATCGTCACGGTCTTCCGGTCAATGGACATGGCACTCCTCACGGCGCGGGCGTCAGAAACGCCCCATTGTCGAGATCACGCCA